TGTTGCAACATCTTCCATATTAATTCCAAGATTGTCACACATTGATGCAACATACCAAAGAATATCACCAAGCTCTTTTTTTATCTCAATTCTATTCTCAGCACTGATATATCCACCATTATCTCTGATAATTTTCTTGATTTTGCCCTGTACTTCACCTGCTTCACCCAATCCCAGACCGTCATAAGCTACCGCAAGTAATTCTTTTACTTCTGGTGGGGTATCTGGATGTTTTTCTAAGAATTTATCTAAGGAAATTTTAAGAAAATTTGCTTCTTTCTGGTATTCGTTAAACGTTACTATCTTCACTTGTTAAATTTTTAAAATCTTCAATCATTTTTAAAACATTATCTATTGGTTCGTTACTATCGATAGCTTTTGTAACGTTTTTTACAAATTCATCTTCCAAATTTTGGCTTAATTTTTCCAATTCTTCGAGTTTGTCAAGTGCAAATCTGGCTTGTGCACCATTATCCATTTCAATTTGTGAAAACAATACACTATTGACAGGATGTTTTGCATCGTAATTACCAGTTTCAGCATAAAACTTCAATGCCTGTTTGAGTAATTCAACAACATTTTTGTATTCTTCAATGCTATTCATCTTCTTCGACAGTATTTTCTTCAATTATTTTTTTTGCTTCAGCAATTTCACCCGGATATAGAGTAAATTCTTTGCGATAAGAATGACTCTTAATGTTTGTGATAAAAAATTTACCCTGAGATTCAGCATTTTCGAATTGTTCATATAATTCCGGGGAAACATTTTCATACGAATATGTTCCACCCCTGTTAAAAGCAATGTAAAGTCTCTGTGCTTCTTTGAAATAAGTTGTTTTTAGTATGTTACCCGATTCGAAGATAGCTTCAACATATCCCACGCTACCATCCTCATTTAAAACCTCTTTGCGTTCTATCAACATCTTTAATTAATTAAGTAGGCAAATATAAGCAATTAAATATTAAAAGACAAGAGTATTTATAATAAAATTGTTTACATGGCATTTCCAAAAAAGGTTAAACTAACTCTTGATACCAATCCACCCAAAGTGGGTACAGAATACCTTAAATATGGTATGGAGAGGATTGAAGAACTAATGCGACTAACTGACAGTAAAACCAAGTATCTTCCAAGAACTGTTTTGCTTGAAGACTTAGACCAAGCATTGTTTGATTATGTTAATCGTGATGGAATGAAGTTAACCATTGACAATAAGCTTGTTCCAACATTTTATCTCGATAATGACCGTTGGGGAGAATTCTCAAAGACTTGGAAATTCATGGATAATGACAAAAACGTTCCAACACCATACATTACAGTCAGACGAATTGATAAGCAACCGGGAACACGTCTTGGTACAAAACATCGTATTCCGCAGCCACGTAAATTCAGATATATGAATGTGCCAATATTGGATAATGGCGAAGTGATATACCTACAATTCAGGATGCCAGAACCAATAAACGTTGATATGATTTATGAAGTAGCATTGTTTACGAAATTCAGGGTTGATGTTAACTTATATGATGAACAGGTGCTTAAAAACTTTGCATCACGTCAAGAATATCTATTTATTAACGGTTCACCAATGCCTTTACACTTTGAAGGTTTTGCAGAATCAAACCCTATTGAGAATATTGATGGTGATAGGTTCTTCGTATCAAAATATGCTTTGAAAATCCTCGGTTTTATTCAGGATGAAAAAGAATTTGAAATCGTTAAGACAACAAGAAGACCAAAAATCAGTTATGTTGTCAAATAAGTTCCATCAACAATATTAAACGTATTTCCACTTGGATAATCTTGCTTTAAATTTTCAAAATTATCAAAAGTATCGTTAATCCTGTCAGTATATAATTTATTGGTGTTATACATATATTCTTTTGCGGTTATTGTTGGAAATGTTGATGATATGATTTGCCAAGTATTGTTTTGAAGATTTAGGTTCGTTTTAAAATACATTTTTTCTGCTGTGACAAGACTTTCATTATTTAAATTATAAAATATTTGTATTTTACCTGTTTTTGCATTATAAAAACTAAATTTTACGTATCCTATTACAGTCGTACCAGTTTGTGATTCAATATATGATATTGGAACATACCAACGATAAAATTGATTGTTGCTTGTTGGATTTATTAAATAGGTTGAAGTAGTTGTGCCAGAATTAGCAATCTTTGTTAAATAGGTAGTAAAAATCTTATTTTGTGTATAATAATCGAATGAATCATAATAGTCCAAAATAAAAAAACTGTTTTGTGTGTTTAAACTTTTACCCAAAATTTCTTCATTTGTAAAACCAGCAAAACTAAATAATGTGTTGTATGATATGCCATTATAGAATTGAAATCTGATTGTTGTGTTTATATCAGTATAGTGCTTAAATCTGCGCATTTCAATATCAGTTACTGGATTTATTAAACTATTTGTAGTAAATGTCGTTAAATTATCAATTTCTTGTTGATATCCATTAAAAGCATCGTTTGAACTTAGTTTTATTTTTAAATTCAGGCTCTGATTGTTATATCGTATTGTCTCTTTTATTATTGACATGGTTTTCCTATGTTATTTAAATCATCAGTAGCTGGTTCTAAACTTATTTCTGTTGGAGTATCAAATTTAATATTATTAAATGCATTGAGCGTATTAGGGTCATTTAAATCCGGTGTCACATCAAGTACAATATTTATGAATAAATATCTTTTTTTATTTACAAACGGATAATCAACACCAATTCCACTTAATGGGTCAATATATCCTTGTTCTAAAATTTCTCTCCAAACATAGTTACCCGTATTGTCGGGGTATTCTGTTGCATAGATTGGAATGGTAGATGTTTGTGTATATGATGTTCCACTAATATTTGCACCAGATACTTGTTCACTAAAATATCTTAATCTAAGGGGGATAAATGGATTATATTTCCAAACAAGTAATCTTAACGTAAAACCGTCAAGATATGGTGTGATTATATTGAATGTTTGTGGAGAATATTGTTCTTGAAGATATAGTATTTTTGAATATTCGATTAAATCTCCAATTTTTTCATTAAGACTTGTTTTCACATAATCCCCAAAATTTAAACTAACGGCAGTAAAAGTTTGTTTGCTTATCACCCCACTTGATGACCATTTTGTAAACGCCAATCCTTCTGTTGGTGAAGTTGGCTTTTTATATTGTGCGTATAAAAACAATTCTGTTGCTGGAAATCCAAAATCATCAAAATATGTTGAAACATCAAAGTCTTTTTTAAAACTAAATGCATAGGCTTGTTCACCATATACATTATTAGCAAAACCAGCCGGAAATATTTCAAAATCGTTTGGAGTTGCGATTACTTGAAAATATCTTACCCACATTATGTTACTACTGCCACTTGTAACATGCGTGTAACCAGTCCCTGCCTTAACCAAATAAAAATCAAATGAATTAAGAATATTTTTTGATGTTGTGCTGTTATATACAGGTGAAAAGAAATGTTCAAGTTTATTGTAATTAGCTCTTAATCCGTTTAAAAGTGATAGGTATTCAATTTTACCGTATATTCTATATACAGCATTTGCTTCCCTTTCAATGTTGAATAATTCAGTTGCGCTTAATACGTTTTTTACGTCATATTCGTGGAGCAATGAACGTTTGTTTGATAATTCAATTTTATTGTAACTATCAACATTAACTGTGTCAATATTCTGTGCGCTATTGAGTAATATTTGGGTTTTTTCGTCCATATACTATAAATACCTTGAAAATTTTTTATGTTTTTTGCAACCTTTTCAAATTCCATTCGTATAAGTATTATAACTAAAAACGAAATGAAAATGAAAAAAGTAGCTTATTTAATGACACTGGTTCTTGCACTTACGCTTGTTAGCACAAGCTGTTGCAAAGATGACGACCCTATTGTTCCCGATACCCTCAGTAAACTGAATGGTGCGTGGAATTTCCAGTCACTGACCTATGACAATGGTGCAGGTGTTAACGTATTTGACACTCCCGCAGAACTTGCCGATTTGAATCTTACGAAAGATTTCGTACAACTTGATTTTGATTTTAATGTGGGTAATATGACGGTCAAACTTTCCACAACATATACAGGTACTAATGAAAATGGTACGGGTAATTGGAGTGGCACATATCCTTTTACATTCTCAACATCTGATAATATAATCGATATTGATGGCGGGTATTTGAAATTTCAACTAATTTCAAATGATGGCACTACATTGAAATTGAAATTAACTAAAGGAAATGGAGATATGCCAATTGGCGGTACATATACGTTGATTAAATAAATGAAACCCCCGAATTCGGGGGTTTTTTTATGAACTTATTATACCAAGCACATATAAATATTCTATACAATCAGCATCACCAAGTCCTTTATAAAAATATGTTCTTGGGTCTGCTGAATTTTCGGGAATTCCATCTATTTTTCCACCTTTTAATGGACAAGCAGTCCCCCAAGTAAAGGTGGGATTTGTTGGAATATAAGTGCCATTGCGATACTTACCCAAAAGCGTATAACTACCAAGTTGATTATCTTTAAATCCTTTGGGTGTTTGACTAAATTTTTGTATGTCACTCACAGGTACTTCAACAATATCAGTCCAATGTAAATCGGAACGTGCAAAATTCTTGGTATTGAATTCACCACCTGCGATTTCTTGTGTATTATCGTAAACATAATAATTATTTAATCCACCGTCATCTTTTCTTTGTCTTGTAAAATTGGTAAATGTTCTGATGCGTGAAACATATGAATATCCATTGGTGAGAAATGGTCCGTGTGGTAAATAAATACTTAAATTCATCCATTGTGCACCAAATGATTTATAATTGCTTTGTACGACACTATTCGATGGAAATTCATATGCATCATTTTCAGTATAATCTTCACCCATATTATTCGTTAATATTATGCCGGAGTTCCAAAAATGATTGTTATGTGCTCTGTTAATATCATCAACAGTCCAAAAGCCATCACTATAATCCATTTGAGAATCTTCATATGCATTATCATCACCAGCATCTTCTGAAGCAAATACAGTTCCATGAAATCTTGCAAAACTATAATATTTTGAACTTTCAAAAATAAAAGACTGTTTTCTCCAATTTTGAGTATCAGTTATTTGTGTAGAATTATCTTCTTTTGTAAATGTATGATTTCTGCTTGCGCATTGTGGAAATTTGAGTTTATATCTAAGTGTAGTAACTGTCGTATTATCACCAATTGAAGAAGTTGCATCAGCAGGAACATTATCAACTGTTAATTCGAGTGTTATGAATCCTCTAAATCTCGTATAAACACCATTTGTTGAACTATCTGAAACAGGTGCTTCGTTACCAAATTCATCTGTAAGTATTTTATTTCTATTACAATTAATAATAAACACAAAATCACCATCACGTTTATATGCTGAATATTCGCTTGGGTCTAACACTAACATTTTTGTTTTAGGGTCTGCTTCTGCAGTTCCAGCATTAATTTGAGCATCAGTTACTGTTGGGGGATAATAATATATTTTTTCGGTTATTTTTCCAATTCTTTTTGTCGAAATACTATTATTTAACCATCCATTATCTTTTACACGGTTTAATTCGTTTATTTTTCTACCACTATTAGTATCCTTTCCCCAAGTAGTTTCATTACTATCCGTAAAAACACTTCCAAAAACAACAAATGTGTTAACTAAGACAGAACGTATTCTAAAATCTTGACGAGTAATTCCTATTTCAAAGTTTGTGGTGTCGCCCCAAAATGGTATTACATCTACCGTAATTTCTTGTGTTTCAATATGTGGTAAATCCCCCAAATCATTACTCGGTTTAATTTTACTATTATTATCAGTAAATAAATTTGGTGAATATCCTAAGTTTGTTACCATTGCAGCAGGTGTCATACTGTATTTTCCAATATCTGTAATGTCAACACTTAAATGAACTGTTTGCGTACCAATCGGAACACCAAATATCATATAGTCGCCAGCTTGATTGGTTAATGCAGTGTATTTATAGTACTTTTTATAAACATTTAAAAATGGCTGATTTGTTACAATTTCCTCTTTAATGGGAAAACTACCGAACGGCTGTTTTGGAGTTATAAGTCCAGTGGTTGGGTCTTTTTTCGCAACACGTGGTAATAGATTATATCTTTTCCCTTCAGAGTTTTTATCTCTGGGTGTTTTGTATGGATAGATACTTGCAATATTGCCATCCTCTGCATCTTCATCTGACAATGGAACAAAAATACTTACTCTTGCGTTTGGAATTCCAACACCGCCATTAGCAATAACTCTGCCCACCAACACTCCGTAATCTGCATTAAAATCTCTATACACTTCATTGGTGTCGATACTCATTGTAAGGAACTCAAGTGAGTTAATATTTTGTTCGAGTCTTACTTTAACGAATTTTTCGGTATTAGGATTATCGATATCCAAATAAATTCTTTGTGATTTGTTCATGCAAAAATGTTTTTCATAAATACTAACATTGAGAATTCCTTACCATTGCAAAAAAATTTTTAAAAAAAATGAAAAATTTTTTTCGGGAAATTTGAAGGTAAAAAATGAAAAAATGAAAAAATTTGGAAAAATCCGAATCGAAAAAATTAAAAAAGTCTGAAATTTGAATTTATGGACAAGAATGACAGTGAGATAATAATCATATCAAATCGCCTTTTCAAATCTTTTTTAGTATTTATTGAAAAAAGATTGTACATCAATTATAAGTAGAAAAAATAATAAAAATTTAAATAATTAAATAAAATGGCAGAATTCGTATTTACCTCACCGGGTGTAAAATTCAGAGAACGTGACTTATCATTTGTCACACGTAATGTAGGTATAACAACATTAGGTCTCGTTGGTGAAACATTAAAAGGACCTGCATTCGAACCAATGTTCGTACAGGACAAAACGCAATTTGCACAAAGATTCGGTGCACAGAGCACAAAGAGATTTTCAAGCGGTTTGCTTCAATATCAATTGCCTTATGTGGCTAACGCATACCTTGAAGAATCTAATCAATTATATGTAACAAGAGTATTGGGTTTGTCAGGCTATGACGCTGGTACTGCTTGGGCATTCACGTTAAATGCTGGTGTTGACCCTGCAACGACAGGTGCAACAACTCCTGCTGCTCCCGTTATAGTTCCATTTAGTGGTGGTTCTTACTTGGGAGTATCTTTGGGATATACCGGACAAACAGGTGAAAGTTTTAGTGGCTTCACAAAAATTAATGCAACTGATTTTGAGGGTGCTTTACATGAATTTACTGTATTAACATTAACGGGTACAAGTGGTACTGTTTCTGATGTCGTAACGATATTAACTGGTACATCATATGCTGAATATGAAAACATGGTGCTTGCTGTTGTTAGAAGCAGAGGTTATGTAAAAGATATTGTAAACGGAACTCCCGTAACAATATTCAACACTTCAAATCTTATAATGAGTGGAAATACTACTAATGTAGGCACTGGTGATTTATTTGGACAATTCCAATTGATTGCATCAAGCACTGCAAGTACCGAAACCTATACCGCTTCGTTGAATTCAAATTCAACCAGTTTCTTGCCAAACGTAATTGGTTCAGAACCAAAAGATAAAAATACAAAAATTTGGGTTCATGCAGTTTATGGTGACTTAATTAAATGGTTAGATGCAACAGGTATTGGTTATGGTATTAATACAGTATTGCTTAATTGTACTACACCTATATATACTGACTATAAAACTCAGTTTAAAACTCCCGAAACTCCTTGGGTTGTATCACAAATCAAGGGTAGCACTGTTGACAGATTGTTTAAATTCATAAGCATTTCCGATGGTGATGCTGCAAACCAAGAAATTAAAATCAGTATTGTAAACATTAAGCCAGATACATTGGAATTTGATGTGGTTATTCGTAATTTCAACGATACTGACGATAATCCAAACATACTTGAAACATTCTCAAGATGTAATTTAACTGTTGGTACAACTGGTTACATTGCACAGCGTATTGGTACATCTGATGGTGAATATGACCTTCAAAGTAGATATGTTATGCTTGAATTAGCAAGCGAAATTGAACCCGGAGTATTCCCAGCAGGTTTTGAAGGCTATATGTTTAACAACTATGACAATACAATTACTGGTGGTGCATTTGATGCAGTAACTCCAAAGATTCTTTACAAAACCGAATATAATGATGACGAGAGATACAGAAAAGTATATCTCGGTATATCAGAAAAGGCATATAGTACGGCAAATATGGCTGGTACTGGCATAAACCAGAACTTCTTCAACTTTAATGGTTTCGGTTCAGCATCGGGTTTCACAAAAACTGATGGTTTCCACATGGATATTGATGCAAGCGGTGTTTCTACTCCTTACGGTGATGTTTTCCAAGCAGGTGCTGGTAAATTCCAGACAATTGAAGACATTATTGACCCAACGAATCCTTATTTCCAATTAGTTTCAAGGAAATTTACTTTAGTTCCTGCAGGTGGTTTTGATGGTTGGAATGTTAATAGAACAGAACGTTCATACGGCGACAACTTCTCATTAAATAAAATGTTTGACGGTGTTGTTCCTAATGGAAATCCAACAAATGACTTCCAAGCATGGCAGACCGCAATTCAGACATATGCAAATCCTGAAGAAGTAACAATTAACTTGTTTGCAACTCCGGGCATTAACTGGTCAGACCAGAATATTTTGGTTCAGGATACAATTGAAATGATTGAAGAACAAAGAACCGATAGTTTATATATCATTGACACTCCTGACAGCAACATTCAACAAATAATTGGTGTAACTAAGGCTGATGTAATTGCAGCACAGGATATTGCAGACTTACTCGATGTCGCAGAAATAGATTCAAGCTATTCATGTACATACTTCCCTTGGATTCAATTGAGGGATACTCAGAATAACGTTAATGTTTACCTTCCACCTACTGGTGAAGTTGTAAAAGCAATGGCGTTTACTGATAATACGAAATTCCCTTGGTTCGCACCTGCTGGTTTAACACGTGGTGTAACTGACGGAAGGAAATCAAAATACAAATTATCTCAGGATGCATGTGATGTTTTATATGAAAACAGAATTAACCCGTTGAAGGACTTCGCAGATGCTGGTACAGCAATCTTCGGACAGAAAACTTTACAGGTTAAAGAAAGTGCTCTCGACAGAATCAATGTTCGTAGGTTATTACTTCAAATCAAGGTTCTTGTTGCTAACATAGCAATCAGACTTGTATTCGAACAGAATGACCAGACAACTATTGACCAATTCTTACAGAAAGCAACTCCAATTCTTGATAATATTAAGAGAGAAAGAGGCTTGTACGAATTCAGAATTAAGATGGATGACAGCAACAATTCACCGGAGTCACGTGACAGGAACGAATTATATGGCGAAATTTTCTTAAAACCTACACGTGCTGTTGAATTCATTGGTATTACTTTTACAATTACTCCTACTGGTGCATCGTTCGCTGATGTTGGTGTGTAATGTGATTTTTTATGGTGAAAACCCACTAATTCAGTGGGTTTTCTTTTTCTTAGTATTTATGAAAAATAATTTTAAATAAAAATAGAATAAAATGGCAAGAAGAATTAATAAAAGAAGGGAACTCGATTCACCTGAAGAAACAACAAAATTTGAAGAAGTTGTTATCGAAAATGAGCCAATGAGTGTTGATTTAAAAGTTTCTGACGAAGAAATACCTGAAATTGATGACGAAGAAACACCTGAAGTTGAGGACGAAGGTGAAGTTATAGATGAAATAATTGTACCTGAAGAAGAACCAGTAATTACCGTAACGGTTCAGGAAGAAGATATTAATGACCTTGATGAAAATTTGGGTGTTGCTTTCGAAGAAGAACTTGAAAAAGTCGTTACGGAAATAGTGCCCAATAAGAAACCACAAATAAATATTCAGAGTTTATCACGTTCACAATTGAGAATCTTTGAGAGAACTGGCAAATTACCAAATTAATTGTTGAATTGTTTTCGATTAAAGAAGTATTTATGATAAAACAAAAATAAATTATTAGAAATTAAATAGACAAAAACATGGCAGGAGAAATGATTAGGGGTATCCCTTTCGAATACGAACCAAAACGTGTAAACAGATTCTTCGCTGAATTTGCTGACGAATTGGGGATTGAGGTTTGGAAAGTTCAAAAATTTAAAAGACCTTCAATGAAGATTAATTCAGTTCCGATTCAATATATGAATGAACAAAACTATGTTGCGGGTAGATACACTTGGGATGAAATGACATTAACATTTCTCGACCCAATCGGTCCGTCTACATCACAGCAACTTATGGAATGGGTTCGTTTGCATGCTGAATCACTTACCGGACGTATGGGTTATGCTGCTGGCTACAAGAAGAATATTCTTTTGAAAGCATTAGACCCAACAGGTGTTGAGGTTGAAAAATGGTTCTTAGAACAATGTATGATTACTTCAATCGACTTTGGTGATAACGATTACTCAAACGATGAATTAACAAACATTACACTAAATATACAGCCGTGGCGTTGTATACTCAACTTATAATCAATCAATTACGAAAAACATTAAAGCTACTTGTATTTATACATGTAGCTTTTTTTATCTATGGAAACTGGAATATATATAATTTTAAATAAAATAACCAACAAAGTTTATGTTGGAAGTGCTATTGACATTAGAAAGAGATGGCGTGACCATAAATGGCATTTGAATCATAATAAACACCATAATAAACACATTCAATCTGCTTGGAATAAATATGGTGAATCAAATTTTATATTTCGTATTATAATCAATTGTGACATATCTGAATTATTAATATTTGAAAATTCATATATAGAAAAATACAATGCATTTAATCCAGAACATGGTTATAATATGAATGACCCAGAACATAATTTCTTAAATAGAAAGCATAGTGACGCAACAAAAGAAAAACTTTCCGCATTAAAAATTGGCGATAAAAACCCGATGTTTGGTAAAAAGAAAGAATTACATCCAAAATACATGAAAAAAGTTTCAATTGAAACTAAATTAAAATTATCTCAAAAAAAATTAGGCATTAAAACGAACAAGAGAAATCATTCAAAATTAACTGAAAACGATGTAATTATCATTCGAAAAATGTATCATGAAGATAAAATATCCCAACCAAAAATCGCAAATAAATTCTTGGTTTCATATGGTACAGTAAATAAAATAATAAAAAGGAAAATGTGGGTAACAATATAAAACTCGCACCATTGATGCGAGTTTTTTGTGCCAAAGTACGGAGTTATATTCAGCCAAAACACGGAAAAATAGTGAGATTTGGCTGGATATAATGAGTGGTTTTCCATGCATTAAACCTTATTTTGGCATTTGGTGACTGGTTTCCCCTACAAAAATGACGGTTATTTCATACATTAAGTGCATGAATTTTCTGAAAATTTCATGCAGCCAATTCATTAATTCTATTTGCCATGATTATCTCAGAGTAATATGACCTGTCTTTTGTTTCAATAACTTTATAGTTTTCATTATTGTGCGAAAACCAAACAATATATGATTTGCCGAGTTTAATTCCCGTATTTTTCTCAATGATTTTTTTATACAAATCTAACTGTAAGGAGTATAATTCCAAATCGCAATCTTCAAGCATGAATAAATCACCAATTAAATGACGGCTTTTCATTTCAGATGTGAAATCTTTGTTTGTTTTCCAATCCCAAATTTGAAATTCCTTTGTTTTGCAATTCCAAAACAACATATCAAGCATTCCAGCAATTAAAGATTCCCGGTCATAAACAACAAATTCGGTTCTAACTGGTATTAATTTACCATGAGAATCATTATAAAAATTATCAACATGTTTTTTTGTTATATCATACTCTTTTACCACCGGGTCAAAACCAAATTCTTTTAGAATTAGTTCTTTTGGATATTCGTATTTCTTATTTTGAAATAAATTTTCAGCATAGTCGTGAATTGCAGAACCTTTAATCGTGCCTTTCTTATTTATGAAGTTCCATGCCCTTAAAATTTCCTTTTGGCTGATGCTGAATTGCTCACTTTTGTAGTTTGACCAATAATCTTCATTAAATTCTTCCTGATACTTATGAATTATGGTTGTCACAGAAATCAATTCCTTACCGTCAACATAATATTTGTGAGGTTCATCGTAAAATGTAACATCATTAAATGTCGTAAACAATTCAGGTGGTATAATTATTTCTGAACTCATATTGAGGCAAATATACGAAAAAATTAATTAGTTACAATATTGTTTTGTAAAATAGCCTCTAAATTAATACTTTCTAAGTCTTTTATGATTGAGTTTTTGTCGGCTGGTAAGTTAGAATAGGCATGGATGTGATTAATAAGTGCCCTTCTGAAAATTTCCAATGCTTCTACTAAAACATCTGCTCTGGCGATTGGATGTCCCTCATCAAAAATTCGCTGTCTATCTTCCGGTTTTAATCTTGCTGCTTTGAATTGTGGATTACCACTATGTGAAATTAATGCGATTTTATCGCTTTGAATTATGGTATTACTATAATATTCATCAGTATCACCTTTCTTTTCAAACACTAATCCTATATGTGCGGGATTTTTTGTGTTTAGTTTTAAAACATTATTGTTTTCATGTTTTCCTGCTCTAATATGAACCTCATTAATACGTAAAATCACGTCTGTATTCACTTTTCCAATAAGTGCAACATCTGTTTTTAATGGATACACCCCATCCGCATCAGGGTATGTTGAAGGTGCTGGTTCTGGTATGGTTAGACCGATATTTGTTGTTGATAGTGCGGTATAAACCGAATCATACCCAATCTTATGTAATTGAGATATTACACTACCTATCCAAAATCGACTTCTTTGAGGAAATCTAATATCTTCAATAAAAACTCTCACTATCTCTCCGACTTGCGGATATATATGAAAGAATTTAGGCAACATAGGATAACACCAAGGCAAATCAGATAAGGTTGTTCTATTGTCCAAATCCTGTATTTTAACTTGAATTCTGCCACCATCAGTACTGTCGTCAATAGATATTACTTCGCCATAATATATTGTTCTGGCGGTGCTGTAATCGCCCTCTTTTTTGAAAGGATTGCTTGTTTGTATTATCGGCTTATCGTATGCCATTATCTTCTACTCATTTCTTCAATCAGTTCAACATAATTTTTTTCAACTTCTTGTAGGATTGCAAGTTTCTCATTTATTTTCTTTTCGAGTTCTTCTGCTTGAAAAGTATGACCAATGATTTCTTCTTTTAATGCATCATGTTTTGCTTTGATATCATTAATCATCTTATTTAATTCAATTGGTGAATGTTTACTTAAATCTTCCATTATTGTATAACTCCATAACCTTTTGAATACGTGATTGTTGCACCAAACACGGTGACAGGACCTGACGGTCCGATACCAGCAGCATTAAGTGTAATTCCCGGTGGAATTGCCACACTAATAATTGCATCTTGTTGAAATGCTTTAACAATTTCTTCAATCCTTATTCTTTCCATTATTTCATCAGGAGAAATACCACCTGATGGCAATGCACCAACAGGCAGCCCGGCTTCACTTTTTCTGGCAATAATGCGTGAGGCAATCTTGGTCGGGGATAATCCGGGACGTTTCGGCACACCAACTAAAATAAGTGGTGTTGGAATCGGCACAGTACCCCCAACAGAAGATAGCTTTAATATTTTATCAAAGCCAGCAATAATTGACTCAATGCTATTAAAATCAATTGCCATTTTATTTTGCTGCCTTTAATGTTTCCTGATTTGATTTTAGCTTCTTAATGCTAATCCATTTCCAACCCAAAAAACATCTGGTCATCAGTATCCTGAACCAATTAGGTTTAACGGTTGTTGCGAGTTGTGTGCCTTCTATATCACCATCGATAAGATAAACACCTACAAACTGTTTGTTTAATTTCTGGTCTACTATCATAATTTTAACTTATTAAGCTTTTTAATATACCTACGTATTGATTTATTTTTTCTTGTATTATTCTTTTCACAATTGGTGTGAGCATTGCGAGTAAAAATGCAACGATTAATTCAAATATGAATTTATTTATCATTTTCATCAAATCATTCAACATACATTTTATGAAAATTTTAAATTTTATCATGTCTTCCATCGGGTCTCCAATCTTTGGTGTAACTCCATCTGGACTTTCAAATCCACTTATAATTGCCTGAAGCATTCTTATTTGTGGGGAAGAGGTCATGAGTTGTGCCAATATTTGTTGAACCATTTTAATTATCCTTTGAAAGAAACCGTCCTTAATTGTTTCTTTATTTTCTTCTTCAACTTCCGGTGTATTTATTGTACTTTGCGCAATAGTTGCATCAATAGCCTTAGCAACTGCAAACGTATCTGTTGAACCAGATATTTGTTGAATAAGACTTACCATGTCGTTCATTGATAATTCCGCACCTATAATACCACAACCCATATCATAATAAACCACACCATCAATTAATGCTTGTGCCTGTTGCAATAGTGCTTCAAAATCATCCTGAGATATTTCGAAACTATCGTTATCTTCAAGTAATTGCTCGATTAATTTCGAAATTTGCAGTTCATTATATACTTGTTCAAGCGTTTTATTTTGATTTGCCGTAACACTACCATAAACAGCGTTCATCACATTCGTTAAAAACTCTTTTTTCTCAATAATAACAGTATCATCAATGTAATCACCCAACCATTCACCAATATTTGAACTCGATGAAGCTACCGTTGGTCTAAAATTAAATTCATCTGTTGCCGAAACATATCTTATTTCAATATTATTATATGTTGCCGGAGTACCATCATTAATAATTGCCTGATATGCTTTACTGTCAAAAGTATTGGTTACTCCATATAATAAACTACCAGCATCTGAATTAGGATTGGTTTTCAGCTTACCAAAAACATCAATATCTTTTACAGGTACATTTACACCATTATTTTTGAAATTAGTTGGAAGCTGGTCGCCAGAATTATGTTGAATCATTTGTTTTTTCAACGTTTCTTTGATTTGTGGTTCTGCGATGTCAGTGAATTTAGTGAACAATTCACCCGTAAGTTGCTTTAACGCATCACTACCGACAACCACTTTAAGCACATCAAGTAAGTATGGGACAACATCTTTTTTATTGTTGATTGACGGGAATAGATTAGTCTCATCATTCTTCTGATTTTTACTTCTTTCTATGAATGATGTGTATGCGCCAATTGTGGTGAAAACATTTTTCTTATCGTCAAGAAGTCCCATTATTTTTTTTCTCTTTTTTCAAGTTCTTTTTGAACCAAATCCAATAATCGATTTCTATCTTCAGTGGTTACTGCGCCTTCTTCTTCTTTACTGCTAACAGGTGCTGCTCCACCAGTTTTATTATCAAAAACTACTTCTTTCAAATATTTAAGAAGCATGATTTTTTGGTCTTGGTTCTTTGCTTCAGCAGCAATGAGTTTTACAATCTGGTCGCCAATTGCAGCAATTTCACCACCTTCTTTTACTTTAAGTTCCCATTTAGTGAACAATCTGGTAATTTTTGCTTTAATGTTACAGGATTCATCGTAGATTTCCTGAAGTAGTTTATTTACGCTATCTTCAGTAAACTCTAATCTTTTTCTTATTGGTCTTGGCATGAAATATAGTTTTAGTACATATAAATACAAGCTATTTTAATTATATGCGATTAAGGTTTGTCAATGTTGACGGACCTTTTATTCTTCCAAGAAGCCAACCTTTTCAATGAAATACATTTCTTTAAATGGCTTTATTCCAATTCTTATTTCTTTTGTTGAGAGTCGGGTTTGTTCTTTTAAAAAGAGCAGAACCTTATTCTTAGCAAATTTATTTGTCACCTTTTTACTATATTTCCCTTCCGGGGTGTCTTCCATAAACAATATGTGCCAGTTTTTCAAAACATTAATGATTGCATCTCCAACAATTACTTCATTTTTCTTCATCGTGGTATCTGTATTAATTCTATCCTCAATTTTCTTAACCACAGAATTAATTAATCCCTCAAGCTGGTTTTGCTTATCTATTTCAATTTCATATGAATATTCCACATTTTCATTAATTTCATCAATGAAATCATCATACGAAAGATTTATTTTCTTCTCAGTATAGCTTTTTTTGCCGTGGTCTTTATAATAATTTCGAATTATCGTTTGGCAGTAACTATACGCTTTGGTTTTGTTTCCCGTTTTTGTAATTTTATTCGGGTTAAACTTAACCATATGCTCTATCAGGTGAGTTAAGGCATTTTCTTCAACTTCTTGCATATCATAGTTACCAATATGTATTGGATAACGTCTTAATATGGATTGAATCATTTTTCGGAATGGTTCAATCAGTACTTGATTATATATTCGATTTTTTTCTTCGCTTGAAGTTGAATTTATATAATCAATGACAGCCTTTTCCTCTCTTTCAGCGAAATACGGTGCATTGTTTTGATTTTCTTTCATTTACCATAAACTCAATGCATATAAATTATTTTTCAAGCCTTGACATGTCAATCACTCTGTCGTTCATAAAATTGGCTTCCTTGTTTGCTGTGTCAAACCAGAATTTCCTTTCAGGAACGGGCATTGTCTTTAGATATGTGTTGAACAGACTACCTTCTCTGGTTGCCAAATGCTTGTAACCAATCTTAGGCATTGAATAAATTTTAGATGCATTGTTTAATGCTCTGAGTAAGAACTCATACATGAAAGTCAATTTGATGTTTGATTTATATCCACCAAGATTCTTAAATTCGCTTTTTTTAATGACAGCACCCGACAATTTAAAATCAGTATATTGTTTAAGTGCCTTTGTGTTTAAAAAACCCATTTCACCGTTTTCTCCAACAAACTGCTGTGACCATACGGTTTCATTGGTTAATTTAATGCCTTCATTCTTTTCATTGACTTCAATCATCATTGTTAGAAACACATCTACTTCAGGATATGCTTGCACATATTTATATGCGTTCCTGAAGAAAGTTGTGCTGTATTCATCATCGAATTCAAGTACCGAGAAATATTCGGTATTTGCCACATCAACGCCAAGATTTACTTGTGACTGATAATCGGTTTTACCTTCATTTTTTACCAAAACAAAATTTAATTTCTCTTGGTATAATCTAATCATTGAATCTCTCCATCCAATTACATCCGCTTCAATTGCTGCAGGAAATACTATGTGAATTGAGGGAAGTGCACTACCTTCTTGTTTTACAATTGATTCAATTGCTTTAGTGAGTATCAGAGTTGTGTTATCTTTACACTCTATTATTGGAACTATAACTGATATAATATTCATTTCTAAAATATTTTTTATTTAAAATTATTTTTATTCACTAACTGGTGGGTTAAACGTTTCTGCCTGTTGTTCAGGTTCTACTGCAACCACTGGTGGTTGAACTTGAAGCGCATTCTGAAATAATTCAAGTCTTTGATTAACAAGACCCTGATAAATCTCAGTTAATTCTTTTTCAGATGCTTCCTGATTATACTTCAATGTAATTTTTTCCATATTCTCATATAATTCAGCACCAATACCATCATCTAAAAACTTAATAAGTACTTCGCCAGCTAAAAGCGGTAAATCATAAAAATTATCAGTCCAAACGCCAGCACCCTCAATTACCTTAACAACATTACCATTTTCGTCTCTTTCGAGCAAATATTCCGGCATAATATCTGGTTTTAAGCAAATGGGAACTACACCCGATTTCATGCATTCAAGTGGGAATGTACCGAATGATGCAATTCTATCAATCCACACTGCTGCAAAATTCTCTTGCAATCTTTTTGCAAAGTCAACTCTTCTCATTGTCTGAGGCGGTTTACTTTTTGTAAGCATCGGGTCGAATGTCACCCAATTGTATTGAGGATATTTTGCGAAGAATAATTTAACGAATTTTGATATTTCATTAGGGTTTCTTCCGACAATTGAAATTATTGGCTTTTGAGGGACTTTTGATTTCTCAAAATATTCTGGAATTCCAATGTTGTAAGTTTTGATGTTGAATTTTCCTTTGCCATAGAAAGTTTCAACCAATTCTTTGAGACTTAATGATGTTGTGATGATATCACGAACACCAAATGATGCCCAATCCGTACCCGGAATTAAAGCATTTTCCATATAATCAAGAGATTGAAGTAATCCAACTCTAACGCATGGAAGATTCTTTGTTTGTTCCATAATATTCGAATAAACTTCGGGAATTATCATAATGTCTTCAGGACCTACTGTTAGTTTCGGGTCACTCATTGGAACATGTTTGAAGTTTGTTAATTCTTTTTCAATCCACATAGGAATTACGTAATCTCCCTTTTCAACCATTATAACTACCTCAAAACCCATACTTTTAACAACAGTAGCATGAAAATAAATTTCATATACTGATGCAACAGGATTTGGAGAATCTGGTACACAGAATAAAAATTTTGATTTTTTGGTTGTTAGCTTATCTAACGATATTCTAATCTTTTCGATTTTTTCTAATTCAGCTTGTTGTGCTGCTACGCTTAATTCGTCTGCCATTTTACTTATTTTTTATATTTAATTATTTTTTCAAATTCTTTATTATCAATCAAATCATTGATTTGTAATATTTCTAATGAACCTGCTTTAATGTTTTCATTGTATGGTCGCTTAACCTTAATTAAAGTCCTACCCCAAGGAGTGCCCATTTTCAACAATTCTGGATTGGATGTTATGAGAACATCAACATTATCCCACATTTGATGTGCTTCATCAACAAACCTATATTCTTTAAATCTGCTCGTTATTTTACTTAAAAAGAATAGTGTTGGTGGGATACTAAAATGATTTTCAATTGACATTACCGTGAAATTTGCACTCTTATCATATTTCAAGAGAAAATTCTTAATATCCAAATCCATTCCTTTATACATCATGGTTGCCGATGCATGAATTTCGAAGCAATAGTCTTCATACATGAAACGATTATATACTTCTCTTGCAGTTAGCTTAACTTCTTCAGCTTTTTTAAATAAAAAAGAATCGGCATCTGCTTCACCAGTTTTCTCATCGACCTGATAATGCACAGGACTTATATTATCCGGCATATCTTCAGGTTCTTTTAATTCCTGCACTTTTTCAACAGTATCTTCCCAGCGATATGTGTTAAAGTAATCAAATGTATATGATAGTGGTTTTTCTGTTGGAATTCCTTCCTCACCAAATTCTTGTGCATAAAATCTGTCGAATTGAAGCCATTTTGCTCTTAATATCTCATCAACCTCAATTCCTATTCTTATTTTTTTACTCATTCTTGTTTTGTTTTAATAACTCCGATTGATATCGAAGTTCTTCTTGTAATTTTTTCATCATCGCTGTATGTTCCTCAATCAGTTTTTCATCGGTGATATATTTTGGGTTGATACATTCTAATCTCGTATCAGGAGATTGGGTTGGAATTACTATTAATTCACCCTCAAATGATGATGGTGAAATTTTTGCAGCAACCTTTTGCACAAAATCATGAATGTCT